CGGATTCACATCCGTCCTTAAGGATACCCACAGAAATTTGTGGTTGCAAATGTCAGTAGTCATGAAGTCTTCAGCCTGTGAGGCGATTCTTGCGTATAGAGATATACAGAGAGAAGTAATACAGAAGAGGGGTGTCCTAATGGGGACCCCTGAATCCTGGGCTATGCTCCATACCTTTCTGGCATTTTTCGCCGGAATGGCAGCTGAGCTCCCCTGGGATCAGGATTACAAAAGTTGGGACGATATTCCTCACGATAAGATTTTTTTCCAGAAAGGAATAAGATCCTTCGGTGAGACCGTCCGTTGTGGTGATGATCAGGCTTCCTATGGCCCGACCAAATTCCTAAAAACTTTTGTGGATTTAACTCGTTTGGGGGGTGCTGTCCCCTCTATAGGTACGAATTCTCTTTCCTCCGACACGATAATGTTTACCAAAGCAATTGGGAAGTATTATCGAGAAAAAGGGAAGATGGACTGGATCGACACCGTAAAAATCTTAGGCTTGGTGGATGCCAAGGGGCTTGGAAGGCCTCCTGGCGTCCGCGAGGTTCCTAGGATCTTCTTCCGCGGGTCTGCATATACATCTAGCTTAGCTTGGTGGAATGCAAATCCCTGGATGGTTGAATCACGTAAAGGGATTATACTTTGGGGCCACTGGCTTATGAATGATTTTTTGAAAAACCTTTCTAAAGCTGGCCTTGAAGTCTACCTTCCTCAGGAGTTCGGCGGCTATGGCATGCCGCACCCCTCAGGTAAGGAATTATCCCGCGTCAGGACGAAAGTTCTGACAGTCGTTTCGTACTTGATCAGAGATGATCAGAGATTGGAAGCGTATTTCGAGAGGCTATCGTTCATGATATTCTCCACGACTACCTCCTCACCCGCTGATATAGAGACTGAAAGGCAACTTAAAACCTTGAAGGAAAATACCCTCTTTACAGAGGATAGAGAAATCAAAGTTATAGCTGATCTTGACGATGAGAAGAAGCGCTGGGTCCATTTAGGGACCCTGCGAAAGATCCTCTCGCGTCCTATATCGCTTTCTAGCAACAAAGAGTTAAAAATTCTCCAAAAGGATATGGAAGCCATGGGTTTTATTACCGTTGACGAGTTATGGAAGAAACTATCTTCCGCAATCCGCTCGGAGCAAAGCCTATTGCTTCCTTCCTCTTCTATAAGTGCTCCAGAGCAGAAGATTTCTCAGAAGGTTAAACGATTTAATCGTTTAATCTCTAAGATATACCCCCTTGCCCTGAGAGCAGGTTCCAACCCG